CGGCACATCGGGGACGGTCCACCCTTTGCGGGTCGCCTTGTCGGGCAGCGCGTCGACGATCGCGCGCGACATGGCGCTGTTGAGGTAGGCCAGTCGCAGCTCGGAGTCCGACAGCGGGATCACGTAGGGACTGGGCCGACCCGCCGCACCCTTGTCGGTCTGCCCGCCGAAACCCGTCAGCGGGTTGTAGATGCTGTCCAGCCTCGCTAGGGACGCGGAGGACTCGCCCGGCGCTCCAGAGTCCATCCGGCCGCTCGGCTCCTCCCACAAGTGCCCTATCGTGGTCATTGACGCCCTCTCGCAGACCGTCGCTTGACGGCCCGTTCCAACTGGTGTATCAGGATCGATACATGTATCACACACGATACGTCGAGAGGAGCGATTGACCCGACGCACTGACGCGGCGGAGACAGCATGGGAGCACCGATGCGATCGGGGTGCTCTGCTGTCGGCGCAGGTCGGGCCCGCGGGCACGCTGCTCGTAGAAGGGTATGCCGCGCGGGAAGGTGTTCTCGAGTATCGTAGCGCCGACGGAAGGATCCGACGGGAGCTTGTTCCCGCTGAGACCCTGCGCGCGTCAGCAGGCGGTCTTGCGCGCGCGCCCGTGACTCTCGAGCATCCCGTCGAAGATGTTTCGCCCCAGAACTACGAGCGTTTGGGCGTCGGAGACACAGACGGAGAGGTCAGCGTCGAGCGCGGAGGCTTCGTCCGGGTTCGTCTCGCTGTTCGTCGAGCCGACGCAATCAGCGCGATCAAGGCGGGCAAGCAAGAGCTATCGCCGGGCTATCGCGTACGGATCGACAACACGCCGGGCGAACACTCTGTGCATGGGCGCTATGACTGCGTCCAGATCGAACGCGAATACAACCACCTCGCGATCGTCGACCAGGCGCGAGGTGGGCGCGAGGTAAGGCTGCGCGCCGATGCCTCTTACAGCACCGAGACGATCACCGGTGCCACAACCAACGCCGCTGGGCAACCTGCCAGCGCTGCCACCCCAACACCCACCACAGGAGGGCGAGTGAAGCCCCCGATCACACAGCTCATCGCCCTGTTGGGCCTCGGCGCGACGAGGTTTGACAACGACGACGCCGCGCTTGACGCGATCGTTTCGTCGTTGCGAGCCCGTAACGACGCATCCGATGCAACCGAGGCCGCTCGCGCCGCCAACCTGGCAGCCCTCACCGCCGCTCGAGACACTGCAACCGCTCGAGCCGACGCCGCCGAAGCCGAGCTCGCGAAGCTCCGCGCAGCCGACGCCGCGCGCGCGGACGCCGCTGCTCTCGCCGACCTCGGCGACCTCGCGAAGCGCCTGCGCGTCGACAGCACCAAGCACACTGACGCGAAGAGCCTTCGACGCGCGATTGCCGCCGCGCACTTGGGCACCGAGCTCAAGGCCGATGCGTCTGACGCCTACGTCGAAGCGCTTGTCGATCTCGCGCGCGCCGCGTCGACCTCTCGCGGTGACGGCAGGGATGCGGGCAGCCGCGCCTTCGTCCCGACCCAGCC